GTAGAACCACCAGACTTCGTTAAAGCCTTCGTTCGTACCAGCAAACACCTGCGCGGCTTGGGCTTGGTTAAAGTCTCCAAATATATGGCGGCGCAAGTCACAGTTAAGCGTTTGTACACGGCCATCGTAGGAGTAGAACTTATCTACGCCCATCCAGTACACAATACCCGAAGCAATCACAGCGGCGTTGGGGCCTTCGATAGAGATGTTGTCACCCAGCAGTTGGGGTGCCCAGACATAAGGGGGCCCAAGGTATTGCAAAGAATACACAGCCGAGTCGGTAAACACCAGCACCTCTTGACGAGTCTGGACTGTAGCCACAATCTCAGAGCCGTGAGACACCCGCACAAAACCTGCTTGGTTAGTGGGATCAGGCGTCCAGTTATATGGGTCGTCTTGCGCTGACCAGCGGATCAGCATGGGGTCAAGCGTTGCGCTGCCGTAGTCGTTACAGCCAAACACAATAATGAACCTAGAGGAGTCTGATACTGTAATGCTGTTTTGTACAGTCGGCACGTCAACAATAGTAGACACTGCACCCGTGCCAGAGGAAGACGTATTAACTTCAGCGCCTGCTGCATCTAGCAGATTAAATGTCAAGCCGTTAACGTTGTACACATAGTACGTAGTGCCCGCAGTTACACCTGTTGGTAGGGAGCCACCAGAGAATTTAAGCGCCGCGCCTTCTGTGTAGAGGACTGTTGAGGTTACAAGTGTGGGGGATGCGTTAGTAAACGAAACGGTGCCGCCAAGAGAGTTAAGCAGTACGCCACGGGTTGTCAAACCGGCTGTTGCATCCCAGTAGTAAAGACCGCCACCACGGGGGCCGAAGACCAAGTCTTCGCCGTAGTTAATCTGGCTCCAAAGCTGTAAGTTTGTAGTAGAAGTAGCGCCATAACCCCATGTACCAACTGTTGAAGGTGGCGCAAATGTAGGAGGTGTGCCCCATGAACTTGCGCCCCAACCCGTCAAAGGAACTGCAAACGCAGGGCCAGCATTAAGTTGATAAGCCGCAGAAACAGCCGAGCCGCCTGTGGCCCCTGCCGCAACCACGGATGCTGTTGTGATTGTGTAAGAGTTAGCGTTGACTACCGTGATTTGGAACTCAGCGTTTAGTGTCGCTGCGTACGTACCCGTAGTCCCAGAAAATGTAACAAAAGAACCTGTTGTAGCCCCGTGAGATGTAGCCGTCACAGTTACTGTGGTTGTTCCGTTGCCCGTGAAAGGGTTTGTGCCAAGCGTAGTAGTTACGCGAAGAGGCGTAATGTCGTAGTACGCGCCGCCATTTTGGATGTAAAACTTTGTATTTGTGCCTACACCCACTAGGTTGAGGTTGCCCAACGTTGTCCAGTTCCAAAGCGAACGGCAAGTACCATTAAACGTATTTGCGGAAATGCGTTGCCAGCCGCCAAGAATCTCAGGGTTGCCTTGACGGAAGCGGATTTTGTCGCACTCATACCATCCACCCTCGGTGGTGTAGCGGGTGTTTTCTTTATTGACGCCCGGCTTAAACAGTATTTTTTGTAATGGCATCGGTCAATCCAGTAAGGCGCACTCAGCCGTGCGGCGTTTTAATAAGCCCGGCAATACCTTGCCGCCACCTCTAGTCCAGAGCATCAGTTGTTCTTTTGCCCCTTCCCAATCGTTGGCGTTGATTTTCCTCTTTAACGTGCTTGTTTGCAAGCGCCCAATACCTAGGTTGTAACAGAAATCTACAATAGCGTTTAGCTTTCTTGGATCGCCTTGAGCAGCAATTACCAGCAGGTTTGGGCAATGCCTAACCGCACCGGGTGCGTAGGTGTGCAGAAGCTCCGCCATCAACAGCGCTCTGGCTGTTGGCTCATCCATTGGTGGGTCTTCTAGCGTTACCTTGCGCCCATCAGCGTAATAGGTAGAACCATACCCAATCGTGGCTACATTAGCTGGACAAAGGTATGGTTTGGCCCGATAGCCTTCAAACCGTCGGCACAGTTCAGCGGCTAGGTCTAAGTTCATATACCGCGTTGCTTCAGAGTTCTATCAAGGAACCAATAGTTAATTGTTCCAGCCAAGAGAGCCGAGAAGTCAGGAGACATAAAGAGTTTAAACACTTCAGTTGGGTCAAGGCCAGTTCGGTAACCTGTCCACGCATACCAAAAATGCGCCAAACTCCAGATTAAAAGAATCCAGTACGTAACGACTGGACGCACAGATGCAGACAGACTAGCCGCCCAGCCACCTGCCGCTTTGACCATCTCGGCCTGTTGGTTGATTGCGGCATTAAAGGCATCCATGACACCAACGTCAATAGCGGCTTCTCTTTGAGCGCCGATCTCGGCTAACTTCTGCTGCCCACGGATCTGCTCTAACTCGCACTGACGGCTGAACATAGCCATCTCATGCAAGCGCTCGTTCTTCTTGTCAAAGAACTTTAAGACTTCAGGAGCCAGACGAAAGATACCGCCTAGCGCTCCACCCAATATTCCACCAAATACTTCAAACATTTGATTCCTTAATCGTAAACATTAGATTCTTGTGTGACGGGTAATTTACAATGACTTCACCTTCTGGGCACTTGTACTTGATGTGTGCCATCAACATGGCAACGCCGGGCGTCACCTGTGAAGTAGTGTCTAGCTTAAACTTGTACCCAAACTTATCCACTGTGTCGCTGGCTGGGCCAGAGAACGTTGCAATGCTAGGTTTGGCTGGATGTACCACCAACTCAGAATCCCGCACTTCTAGTTTAAACGAGGTGACTTCGCAATCGTCCCTGATCTTTTGCCGGGCTACTACAGCTTTAAACTCACCATTTGCAGGTGCATCAGATATTTGGAAATGCTCTGGCGACCACTTTAGGATGTCTTTATGGAACACGCCAAACTTGTCAGCAAGCGTATAGCCCCCACCAATCATGGCAGTTGAGGCAGTTACTGCGCCAATAATTTTAGTGTAATACTCAAGTTCCATTTCACACCAAACTCCATGCAATCATATACGTGCCATAAACAACGAAGGCCACTATACAGGCCGCCGCAATCAATGCTTCAGCCCAGTCCCGCATGATTAGATTGTCCGGTCAACCCAGTTAGGGTCGTGAGGCCAGTCGTTGAATGTACGGGGGTCACCTGTGATTGTGCTTGGCAAATCCCGCAGCGCTTGGCGGTATGTAACCCAGACCACAGGAATTTGTATCCCAAGGCTATCTTGAGCGTTTTGATCTACAGCCTTAGTTACTACCCAGTCACAAGCGGCAAGTAAGCTGTTACGCTGACCACGAATCTGAGCCATTGCACTGTCTTTGGCAGACTGGATTTCCTCTGCGGTTAAGTCGGCTACAGCAACCGTGTACACCCAGCCGTTTTCTAGCACGGGTGTAGCAGGTACAAGTTTCTGTGTCAGGCGGTCATGGGGGCGAAACAGGTTAACTCTGACAAAACCTTGAGCCGTTAACTGCTCGTCTGTGACCGAAGTTGTGTTTCCAAAATACGTGCGGAAGTCGATGATCTCGCCAACCTGTCCATTTTCTACTTTTGCAATAAACATGATTACTCCTTAATTTGGGCCAATGTCTGGGAATGCCGATGTTGGCGGTGTGAATGTCGCTGTGTATCGGGCATAGCCTTTGGTGATGCGTAGGTCATCTATGTAGCCGTCAAAAACACCAATTCTAGTTGCACCTGTTACGGCATCGCACACTTGCGTACCAATTGCGTATGTGCCAACTGAAGTGCCATCGACATAAAGTGTTAGTGTTGTAGTTGTTCTAACATAAGCAATGTGATACCAAGTCCCTGTTGTCATTAACTGAGAACCTGTAATGCGTTTTCCTGACCCAGCAACAGTCACTTCTGCACGAATATAACCAGTATTACTTGTATCTATTGTTGTTCCATTGACTGATGTAAAAAGCGTTTTGGATATAACGCTTGTATTGAAATAAGCCCACATTTCAACTGTAAAGTTACCAGAACCAAAGCCAAGTAATTGAGACAAAGGCGCAGATAACTCGTCCCCAGTTCCATCAAACGCCAAAGACCCTGTTCCATACTTTTTAACGCTTGTAGAAATCTGTGCATTGCCAACAGTTTCTAAGTCGTTCATCATGGCGTTGTCAAAGATTGCGCCATTGGTAGTGTTAAGTAGCAGTTGGGTGTTTGTGATTGCCGTTAAAGGTGCAGTTGGTACAGTTAATGATGAATAACCAGAACCTTTTACAACCCGTACATCTGTTATATATCCAGTTGTATATGCAGGGTCATAAATCCTACCAATACTTTGAGTTGTACCATTTGCATTTACTGCACTTGTCATTGATGCGTTGTAATCAACTACACCATTTACAAAACTTTTTAATGTTCCTGATACTCTACTTACTGCAATATGTGTCCAACAATTTAGTGGGACAGTAATACTTCCATAATATCTTGCGGCATCTGATAAAAACAGTTCTACTTTGTATCCAGTTCTATCGCTTAATCCAAAAATCCAAGGTTGGTCTCCACTTCCAGCACTTGAGTTTCTTGCATCAATAACACCAAAAAATCCTATTGTTGCTTGAGGGTAAACCCATGCTTCAATAGAAAAATCACCAGTACCAAAACTTAAAGCCGTTTGTTGAGAAACAGTCAAATAGTCAGTTGTCCCATCAAAGTACCCTGACCCACCAATCACGCTTGTGGAGTAGGCGGTAGAAGCACCAAATGGGTTGAAGCGTTGTACGCTTGGTGTGCCAAAAAAAGTAATAGTTGAGGCAGTTGTACTATTATCAACAAACCTATTTGATTGGCAAGTTAAAAGCGTTGTATTAGTAATTGCTGTTAATGGTGCTGTTGGGGGCGTAAACGTACTTGTATAAACTGCCGTGCCTTTGACAACACGAAAATTAGATATGTTTCCTTTAAAACAAGCATTAGCATCTGCTGTAAAACTTTGCAATGATGCAATAAACAATGCTTGGCTTGTGTTTACTGCAGCAGATGCACCAGTAATTGTTATAACGCTTGTACCATTTAAATATATTTTAATAGTAGTTCCGCTACGAACCATTGCACAATGATACCAATTACCTACGGCAACGATATTATTAGCAGAATAGTATTGGCTCCCATTGTACCAAACTACTAAGGCATTAACAGTACCACTATCATTTGAATTTATTTCTAAACCAATACTATTTGCGGCATTGTATGTTCCAAAACTAAATATTCTTGGATAAAGAGGCGACCCGACTCCAGTTCCTGTTGCTAATTGTGACGGGTTTATCCAACATTCAACTGTAAAATCCCCCGTCAAATTAAAAGCAGAGCTATATGGAACGCTTAAATAACTTCCTGAAGAAGCATTAAAAGCATTAGACCAATTAGACCCATAAGGCGAAAAAGAACCTTGGGTTGTATTGCCGTTTCGGGTAATAGTGAAGTTGTTTGTACTGCTATCTAAGAACGTATTGTTCTGAGCGCCATTAGTCCCATCGCCATGTAAGAGCATGGTGACGTAATTAAATTGCGGGTCAGGCTGTATGTTTCCGGCGGTTGGCCATTGGCCTAGTTTTGCCCAGTATGCCTGTTGGTCAAGCGTCCAGACACCTGAAGCTGTGCTGGTTTGATACGCGCCGCTAGGCGTAACGGGAGTTTTGGTAATTAAACCGCCGGGGTACTGTTTAGACATTAGTCACCTCAACCCATGAAGTTGTTGGCTCGTCCCATGTGTAACGCTTATCGTCCGTTGGCCTTGGCGTAGGAGCATCCCACAAACAAGTTGTTTCGTTCAAAATCCAAGAAGCGTATGGCTTGGGTGGAATAAACGCATCACGGCCTAAGTCGTATGAGTAACCAACTCCTGCGTAGTTCTTACGCATTGGAGTACCGCCGTTTTTGTGAACACCACCATAAGTGTTATACGAAGTCTGAACCCAGCCTGTACCAAACAAGCCTGAATCAATGACATCCTGTTCAGCCACAATAACTTGTGTAACGATGTTGTTTTCTACTTTTGCAAAATGACTCATGTTGTGCCTCAGAATGTGATTGAACCTGATGAAGTCCACTTGTAAGTGTTAAACCCGCCGCCAGAAGTTACAGTTGGTGAACCAGTTGTAGAAACGGCTGTGGCAGTTGTTTTGATAATAACAATACCAGAACCGCCTGTAGAACCACCCGCTGGGCCATACCCACCGCCGCCGCCACCGCCGCCTCCAGTGTTAACTGTACCGTTAGTTCCATTTGCGTTTCTATTTCCACCTGCGGCTCCACCCCCGCCTGCGCCACCAGCACCGCCAGTGCCAGCATCAGATGAACCGCCTACACCGCCGCCGCCACCGCCAGCGTAAGTTACAGATGATCCAGAAAGGGATGATGCAGTACCAGCACCGCCAGCGCCGCCTTGGTTGTAGCCCGGTGACCGCGCCCCCGCCGCACTAGCCCCACCACCACCGCCAGCAAAGTCACTATCGTTATTTGTGTTAAGTGTGCCGCCTTGATTGCCTTGTCCAGCCGTTCCATAACCAAAAGTGTTATTGCTTCGAGTGCCGCCGCCACCTGATCCTGCGGGTTCTGGGGGTCTATTTCCACCTGTGTTTGCATAATCATAATGATTGCCGCTACTACCACCATACGATGTAATGCTTGAGAAAGCAGAACTATTTCCAATAGATGGTTGCAAACTTCCATTTGTTTGAGCCGCCGCGCCAGCGCCCACAGTAACACTAAGTGCTACGCCAACAGATACCTCAAAATTTGATGCGGTTCTAAAACCACCCGCGCCGCCACCGCCACCGCCAATGGCTGAGTTACCTTTACCACCTGCACCGCCACCGCCCACAACAAGGTACTCAACAACAGTTGGCACTATTGGGGTTACGCTGTTAGAAGCAGAACTAGATGGGCCTGTGCCGCTTGCATTAGTTGCCGTAACAGTAAATGTATAAGCTGTACCGTTGGTCAAACCAGATACGGTAATAGGAGATGTTGATCCTGTGCCAGTCAGCCCCCCGGGGCTTGCGGTCACCGTATACCCAGTAATGGTTGCTGGCACTCCTGCATAAGTAGGCGCAGTAAAAGCTACAGATGCAGATGCGTTCCCTGCGGTAGCAGTCACGCTTGTGGGCGCATTAGGGACAGCCGCCCAAGTCCCAGCCGCAATAGCTTGCATCTGCTGTCTTAATGTCCATGATCCTGAATAATTAGGCATTGCTTACTCTCAGAATGTTATTGAACCGGATGAAGTCCATTGGTAAACGCGATAGCCACCAGCAACTGTTATTGTTGGAGAGCCAGTGGTTGATGTTGCCGCCGCAAAAGAATCGGCATAACGGATGATGACAATACCTGAACCTCCCGCAGCCGCAGTTCCTCCATTACCCGATGCTCCACCGCCACCACCAGAATTAGTTGCGCCAGCAGAGCCGTAAGAGCTTCCGTTTGGGCCTCCATATACTTGGTAGCCATTACCACCATTACCACCTCCACCTGTGCCGCCGTAACCACCA